GAGTATAAACATGACACAAGCATTGACACTTTTACTGCTTACAAAAATTACATTAGGAGCAAACCTTGGGCTCCATCTAATTATCTTCGTGACCCATCCAGACAGCCAGATTGGATCCAATAATTAAAGTGTCCACTAGAGGGTATATACCCTCTTTTTTATTGCTATACTATGTTCATAAATAAAAACACTACACCATGCCTTTTGAAGTTAAAATGACCGAAGATCAAATTGTTGATTCTTTGAAAAGTACTTATGGAATTGAATTTACAGCTTTAGATATTCGTGGATTCTGTGCTCTGAATGATATTTCTTATCAAACAGTGACTAAGAAAATACAGAAGTATAAAGTGTCTAAAGGTAAGTGGAATCTTGAAGTTACTACTAAGGTAGTAGAAGATATTGAAAAATCATTCCAAGCACCTTCTGTCAATCCAGTTATTGAACAAAATCTTATTCCTGAAAAGGATGAAACATTTGTCAAATTTGGCCCATTCGCTGATCTAAAAAAAGTTATACAAAGTAAACTTTTTTATCCTACTTTTATTACTGGTCTTTCTGGAAATGGGAAGACATTTTCTGTAGAGCAAGCATGTGCTCAACTAGGTAGAGAACTGATCCGTGTAAACATTACTATTGAAACTGATGAAGATGATCTTATTGGTGGGTTCCGTCTTATTGATGGGGCAACTGTTTGGCATAACGGACCTGTCGTGGAAGCACTCGAAAGAGGAGCTATCTTGCTACTCGATGAGGTTGACTTGGCAAGTAACAAGATATTATGCTTACAATCCATACTTGAAGGCAAAGGTGTGTTCCTAAAAAAAATAGGTAGGTATGTCAGACCAAGTTCAGGATTCAATATCATTGCAACTGCTAATACTAAAGGGAAAGGGTCTGACGATGGAAGATTCATTGGTACTAATGTTCTTAATGAAGCTTTCCTTGAACGATTCCCAGTAACCTTTGAGCAGGATTATCCAGCCCCATCATCAGAAGAAAAGATTCTTCTTAATGTTGCTAAAAGTATTGGAGTATCAGATAAAGATTTTTGTAAGAGACTGGTAGATTGGGCAGATATTATCCGTAAAACATTTTATGATGGTGGTGTTGAGGAAATCATTAGTACTCGTCGTTTAGTTCATATTCTTCGTGCATACAGTATTTTTGGTAATAAAGAAAAGGCCATGAAAGTATGTGTAAATAGGTTTGATGAAGAAACTAAGCAGTCATTTATTGAATTGTATGATAAAGTAGATGCAGAATTTAATCTTAATACTGCTGAAGATAAAATGTATGTGGAGAATGAATGAACATTTGGAAAAACTATAAGGATGTATTGCATGATACTATCACCCTCCGTAATGGGGTTGGTAGTGTCTGGGCACAGTGGGAAGGTAAAGGAACTTTTTTAACTGCAAAGACTTACACAAATGAACACATTATTAAATCTAGAGAGGTAGAAATCTGGAATGAGACAACTTGTATTTACAACAACATCATCTATCCTAAGACTGGAAGTAATCTTCCCTGTTTTGGTATGGATCTTATGGGATTTAACGATAAGAAAGTCATTATAGTATTTGATTTTCAACATCCCACAGAAAACTATTTGTTCTCAGTAGAAGGATTACCTGTCTATGAAGGTGACTATAGATTCTTTGAGATGGGTAATCATTTTTCTAAAAACATATACATTGCTAAGTGTACCATGTCAGAGGTTAATAAACATCTAGAAATGTTTACTACTTACTTGACTAAGTATAAAAGTATGCTAGAATGTGAGAAACCAACTGGAAACGATACCAGTTTTTATAAAGACTTTGATGCTTATATGACTAAACTTGATCCTGTAGGAGGATATCTTACTGGTAAGTTTGGGAAAGAAAAGGCTGAAAGTTTGGTAAACGATTTTTTATTTTGCTATGGTTAATGCATGGAGTTTAGCATACTCAATACTAAATGGAACATTTGATGAAGACTATCCTATTATGACTGATGACAATAGAATCACTCCACAAGAGAGTGATGAATATGATCCAATAGAACCCACTGATGCTCAAGAGCTGGGCAATGGAATTACTATTAGTGGATTGCAAGATGGTGTAGCTGTTGCTAATATTTCAATGGGAATAGGAGAAGGTGATTTAGTTCATTCTGATTATTGGTATGATTACACTCGTAATGATCCTAATGCAGTCAATCCTTTCATAAATACCGAGGAAAAAAAAGAAGAAACAATGTCAGACGCAAGAAACAAGTATCATGAAAAAGAGATACTCAAAGATGTAGAAGAGTATGTATCACGTACTTATAATGGACACTATACAGGTACTAAACATGAGTACCGTAATGTTCAGACGATAGACTTAATGGCATCTAGAGATCTTGCTTCTGATTTCTGTCAAGCAAACATACTTAAGTATGGGAGCCGTTATGGAAGTAAAGATGGAAAGAATAAAAAAGACTTGATGAAAGTCATACATTATGCTATGCTACTCTTACATTTTGATGAACACTACGGCAAACCAAAAATGACCAGTGGAAACATTGATCACAATATGCCTTAATAATGAAACTGAGACCTACAACAATGAAGTTATCTGATAACACTTTGACCATTTTGAAAAACTTTGCTGGAATTAATAATTCTATTCTGGTAAAGAAAGGGAATAAACTTCGCACTATTTCTGTTGCTAAGAATATTCTTGCAGAAGCAGAGATTACTCCTGAAGAATTTCCACGTGATTTTGCAATCTATGATCTCAACCAGTTCTTAAATGGATTGAGTTTGCATCAAGATCCTGAGATGGATTTTAGTGAAGCATCTTATTTAACTATTCGTGAAGGAAGAAGAAAGGTTAAGTATTTTTATGCTGATCCTGCGGTAATTATTTCTCCACCTGAAAAGGAAATTACTTTACCATCTGAGGATGTTCATTTCCAATTGGATAGTTCTTCATTAGATAAACTATTGAAAGCTGCAGCAGTATATCAACTTCCTGATTTTTGTGTAGTAGGAAATGCTGGTGTTATTAAATTGGTAGTTCGTGATAAGAAAAATGATACTTCTAATGAATATTCTATTAAAGTAGGTGAGACTGATAAAGAGTTTACTTTTAACTTTAAGGTAGAAAATATTAAAATTATTCCTGGTGCTTATGATGTAGTAGTTTCTTCTAAGTTATTATCTAGATTTACTAATACTAGTTTTGAACTTAAGTATTATATTGCAATTGAACCTGATTCTACATTCGCATAATGAGACTAACACAAGAAGTAATTGATAAAATTCAATTAGCAATGACTCACACCAAAATGAATGGTGAAACCAACTGGAAAGATGGTGATGAGATTGATGTGTGCCTTGGTGGTGCCTTTGCTGGTGATAAGTTTATCTCTATCATTAATAGAACTCGTAGCAATACAACTAAAAAATAAATTATGTGGTATGTTATAGGATGGACTATAGTTACACTGTGGTTACTATCTAAATTTGGTGTATTTAAAAAGAAATGAGTGACATTATTAAAAATATTGAACCAATATTTAGTTCATTCTTAGTTAGTGAACGTATTAATGTAGATCATCAAAAAATATATGAGTGGTGTAAAAATCAAAATAAGATTGATGCTACACATTTAAAATTTGATGAACCTGAGTTAAAAGAATTTTATGATGAATTAAAATCTATTTTTAATGAATTGCATATAAAAATTGGATTAGTTTCATCTCATTACCAAAAACTTCAAAGAGGATGGTTGAATATGAATCCAAATGATTCTGGATTTACAATACCACATTCTCATTGTGACTCAACATTTACTTCAGTTTATTATCCATATATTGAAGGAAACATTGGCCATCTTGAACTTCTAACTCCAAACCCAATGGTTCAGTGGGTATTTCAACCAGAGCAAGATTCTAAAAGAAATATGGTTCAAGATTTTTAATATGACTAGAGTTAGGATTGTTCCTAAAACAGGATTACTTATTATATTTCCATCATGGATTCAACATCTTGCGTTACCTACAAAAAGTGGAATTCGTGTTAGTATATCCGTGGATTCTTTATCTACATTGATTATTTGATTTTTATTATGAGTGATTTTATATGGGTTGAAAAATATAGACCCAAAACAATTGAAGAATGTATTCTTCCTGATAGTATTAAGAAAACCTTTAATGATTTTCTAAATAAAGGAGAAATACCTAATATGTTACTTGCTGGTCCTCCTGGTGTAGGAAAGACCACGGTAGCAAAGGCCCTATGTAACGAATTAGGAGTAGACTTCTATGTCATCAACGGATCCGATGAGGGAAGATTCCTCGACACAGTACGAAACAACGCAAAAAACTTTGCATCTACTGTATCGTTGTCTTCGGAGGCGAAGCACAAGGTCATCATCATTGACGAGGCAGATAACACAACATCGGATGTACAACTCCTACTTAGAGCTTCTATTGAAGAATTCTCAAATAATTGTAGATTCATTTTCACGTGCAACTACAAAAACAAAATAATTGAGCCTTTGCATTCTAGGTGTGCAGTTATTGATTTTTCTATTACTAAGAAGGATAAACCAGTAATTGCTGCTGCCTTCTTTAAGAGACTTAATGATATTTTAGATACCGAAAGAATTAATTTTGACAAGAAGGTATTAGTAGAATTAATTAATAAACATTTTCCTGATTGGAGAAGAATCTTAAATGAGTGTCAGAGATATTCTGTTGGTGGAGAAATAGATTCTGGTATTCTTGCTGCTTTTTCTGATGTTGCTGTAGATGATCTTATTAAAAACCTTAAAGCAAAGAACTTTCCTGAAGTCCGTAAGTGGGTCAACAATAATATGGACAACGATACTTCTGTTTTATTTCGTAGGATTTATGATAGTCTTTACGAATCCTTGGTTCCGAATACTGTACCTGCTGCTGTTCTTGTTATTGCTAAGTATCAATATCAAATGGCATTCGTCGCAGACCAAGAAATAAATATGCTTGCATGTCTCACTGAGATAATGGTGGAGTGTGAGTTTAAATGAAGAAGATATGTGATATAATAAAGAAATGGTTAGACCTAGATCATCACACACCTTGGGAAAAACATGAGAACACAAAATAAAGAAAACTATTACTACGTATTTTGGGTGGTAGCAATGGTTGCTTTTATAGTTCCACAAGTAGTCACTGCAGTTGCATATCATAAGATTGCTGATTATTTAAATAACAACCCAGTTAAAGTTCAAGTAGTACAATGATTACAAAAGAAAAACAAAAAGCACAAGTCAAGTCTAAATTTTATTACATTTTTTGGGGCCTTGCTACTGCATCAGTATTTGTAGGACAGATGTATGTTGGATCTGGATATCGTCAGATGTCAAGATCTTTTAATCGTATTATGGATACGCTAGTTATTGAAATTGAGGGTTCCCTTGGGGAGCAAAGGAGGTTTTACTAATGAAACAAACAGAAAATTTAGAGCAACTCTTAGAGAGATTTACTAAGAGAATTACACAGATTAAAGCACAAGAACAAACAGATAAAACATCTGAACAACTTCATTATCTTCGTGGTTGTAAAGAGACTGTAGAATATCTTATGACTGGTAAGTTACCTAATGATGGTAACCATGATGGTATGAAGCATCATAAACCAAGACCTGGTGGAGATTTAGATTCTTTATGAGAGTAGAAACTAGAGAAGCAATGGAGATGTTGTTTTCAGCAAAATGGAATTTGCCAAAAGCAGCAAAACATTGTAGACTATCACGTAAGGAAATGATGATTACCTTTAGTGAGTATTGTGCTTTACATGAGCCAACTTACACTACCTTTGATAACGCAATTCAATTGCATCTAGATTATGATTATTCCTGAGGCTGATGCTGAATGGGCTGCCGATGAATTTATTAATTATTTTGAACACTTTACATCTATTGAGGATTATCTTCGTTATGTAAAGAGAGAAATAGTTGCTGAAGAAAATCCTTTAACATCATTAAAGGATGAATTTTTTAATGAGGATATTCATCCTAATGAGATGGAGTTTGATATTAAGTTTATTGGCAAACGATTTCAAAGGTCACTTCCACAGGAACATTATGTAAATCTATTACAAGCCGTATCATCACATAATAATGAAAGTAATATACCAGGTAGAGA